GACGACCTGATCGCGATGAAGTACGCGATCAAGCAACCCTACTTCGCCGACCCCAATTGCCGATGGGTTCTCGCCCGTCCGATCACTCAGAAGGTTCGGACCCTGAAAGATTCGTACGGCCAGTACCTCTGGAGAGCCGGCCTGGCCAGCGACAAGCCCGACACCTTGCTCGACGTCCCGATCGCCGTCAGCGAGTACGCCCCCTCGGTCATGACGACCGGGAGCTACATCGCCGTCCTCGGCAACTTCCGCTACTACGGGATCGCCGACGTGAAGGAAATGTGGATCCAGCGGCTGGTCGAGCTCTATTCGAACACGTCCGAAATTGGCTTCCAGGGCCGCTGGTACTCCGACGGCGCCCCGCTCCTTGGCGAGGCGTTCGCCCGCCTCAAGACCTCCTGATCGGCAGCAGTCTTTGTGAGCAGTCAGCAGGCAGCGGGTAGCAGGCAGTAATGCACTTGTCTCGAATTGCTGCCCGCTAACTGCTTCTGTTCTACCCGCTTCCTGAGCTTCCCTTCTACCCGCTTTCACCCACTGGAATTTCAATGCGACTGAAGATGAAACAGGCCTGGGCCGGCGCCTTCGGCAACCACGACGCGGGCTCCATCGTCACTGTTCCCGACGAGGTGGGCGAGTCCCTCCTCAAGGGCAACTACGCGGCCAAGCTCGACGACGACGACAACGACTTCATCGACCACCGGACCTTCACCGTGTCCGAGATCTGCAAGCTCTTCGGGCTCACTCCCGAGAAGCTCAGGGCCAAGTACGAGCGGATAACCGACGTCAACGGCAAGGCCCCCGTCGCGTCACCCAAGCCGAAGTTCGAAGAGACCATCGAGCCGACCTTCGCCGTCGAGGTCCCGAAGGAAGCGGTCGTCAAGGCCCCCAAGCCCGACCCCAAAGCGGGCCTGCTCTCCGCTCCGGCCGAAGTCGTTAAGCCCTGAGTCGCGAACCCTCCCATTCATTAGAGAAACATCATGGATCACGACCAGATTACAAACCGTCTCTCGATCCTCCTCGACGTCCTCGCATTCGTGGAGGAACACAAATCATTGCCTTCCGATTTAGGAGACGTGGTGGCGCTCGCGACACTCCTCCGAATCGTGGACATCCTCAATCACCTGGCCTGATCTCCCATGTCCAACGAATTCGTCCAGAACCTGGCGGTGCTCACGCCGCCGGCGGAGGAGCCGATCTCGCTGGTCACGGCCAAGCTCCACCTCCGAGTCACGATCACCGCCTACGACGCCCTGATCACAGCATTGATCACCGCCGCTCGCGAGTTGGTCGAGAAGGAGGTCCGCCGGGCGCTCGTCACCCGGACCTACCAGCTCCGGATGAACCGGTTCCCGTTCTGGGCGCCGGCCTTCGCCTGGAACCCTCTGGTGTTCGAGCGATTGCCGATGGGAATCTACGGCCACATTCACGTCCCCAAGCCGCCGCTGATCGCGGTCAACTCGATCCAATATCTCGACGTCAATGGGACCCTGCAAACCCTCGATCCCTCGCAGTACTTGGTCGACGCCGGCGGGATCTTGCAAGGCGCGATCACTCCCTCGTACGGCAACTACTTCCCGCAGACCCGCTACCAGCTCGACGCCGTCCTCATCTCCTACGACGCCGGATACGGCCCGGCCGCGAGCGTCCCCCTCTCGCTCTGCCAGGCCATGCTCCTGCTCATTGGCCACTGGTACCGCAACACCGAAGCCGCCACTGAAACGTCCTTCTCCGAGCTGACTCTCGGCGCCAAGGCCCTCTGCTCCAGCTTCAAGTGGGGCTCCTATGGGTAGCAAGATCAACGCCGGCGAGCTGAGGCATCAGGTCACCTGGCAGACCAACACGCCGGCTGCGACCCCGACCTCTGGGGGCCAGACGCTTCCGAATTGGAGCACGGTGGGAGTCCACTTCGCCAAGGTCGAGCCCCTCACCGGTCGCGAGCTGTGGAACGCCAAACAGATCAAGGCGACCTCAACCATCAAGGTCACCATGCGCAACGTCGGCCCGATCCTCGCCAGCGACCGGCTCCTGCTCGACGCCACCGGCCGGGTCTTCGAGATCGACTCCGTGATCCTGACCTTCGAGGTCGACTTCGACCTCGTCCTCGCCTGCACCGAACTGAAATCGCCGCAATGAAAGTCTCGACCCCATGCTCTCAGAAGTGACTCCCTCGGTCTTTTGCACGCTCCTCGACAGGACGTCGTCGACCCTTCAATACGCCCACGTCCTCGCCGACGGGGCGCTCGCGGTCGTCTCGGGCCTCCCCTTCGGCTCGCCCTCGTCGGGTGCGCCGCTGAGGCTCACGGCAATCCGGGCGTCCGACGGGGCCAGAACCCACTTTCTCTGTACGGCCGTCATATCAAATGTGCTCACCGTGACAGCGACCGACGGCCTGTCCGACATCGCCCTTGCGATCGGCGACCTCATCGCCGTCTACGCCAGCGCCGAGACGTTCAACGACATTGAGACGGCCGTCCTTGCCCTGCAAACCGTCGTCAACGAACACGCGACCAACGCTGCGCCGCTCGTCTCTCCCGTCTTCACCGGCATTCCAGAGGCTCCGACGGCGACGCCGGGCACCAATACGATTCAGATCGCCACCACCGCATTCGTCCTTGCCAACCAGAGCGCGAGCGCCGTGTCCTCGGTAGCCGGTCGGACCGGGGCTGTGGTCCTGGCCGTCGGCGACGTCTCGGGAGCCCTCGGGACCTCGGGCAACGGATCGAGCCTCACCGGATTGCTCGGTTCGCAAATCTCGGGCAATATCGCGGGCAATGCGGCCGGACTCACCAGCTCGATCAGCACCAGCCAGGTCACCGGCCTGACCGCCGCTCTGGCCCTCCTCGCGCCTCTGGCCAATCCGACCCTGACCGGGACGATTACCCTCGACGCCCTGGCCGGCATCCTCAAAGGCTCGACCGGAGTGGTGTCCGCCGCGACGGCCGGGGCCGATTATGTGGCGCCGGGAACCGCGACCAGCTTCAGCAAGCAGCAGAACTTCGGCACGTTTGCACTGACCGACGCCGCGACGATCGCGTGGGACGTCTCGGTCGCCCAGGCCGCGAAGGTCACGCTCGGCGGCAACCGGACACTGGGAGCGCCCACCAACCTGGTGGACGGCGGGACCTATCTGCTCCGGGTGATCCAGGGCACCGGCGGTCAGACGCTGGCCTACAACGCAGTCTTCAAATGGCCGGGAGGGGTCGCACCCACCCTCTCCACTGGGGCCGGGGCGATTGACTTCCTCACATTCGCCTCTGACGGGACGCACCTGTACGGGGTGGCCCAGTTGGGATTCGCCTGATGTTCACATTCCCGTTCTGCCAGTTCTCAGCCGCCCCGCCGTCGGGCGGGGCCTTCGTCCTCCCCGTGACGTCCGGGCTCATCCTCTTCCTCGACGCCTCCGACTCAACCACGATCACCCAGTCCGGCGGCAAGGTCAGCAAGTGGGCCGACAAGAGCGGGCTGGCCAATCACGCGCTGCAGGCGACCGGCGGCAATCAGCCGGCCTTCGGGTCGGCGACGATCGGCGGCAAGTCGACGGTCACCTTCGACGACTCCTCAAGCATGATGAGCCTGACGACGCCGGTTGCGCCGATCGGCACGACCGGCTTCGCCGTCGTCAGCTATCCCAACCTCTCGGGCACGGGACCGATCCTGGGCCAGGTCGCCGGCTCGAATACACTGTACTGGGGCGTGTACAACACAATCCCCGAATATTTTTTGGTCGACGCCGGGGGCCTCGGCGTGGCCGTCTCGGGCGACACGGCGGCGACGGCCTACGGCTACACCAGCGCATCCTCCGGGAGCAATCCCCAGACCCTCTATATCAACGGCTCGGCGCTGAGCTCGGGCGTCGACGCGAATACCTCGCTGGGCGCGACGACCTTCGACACGATCGGCCACCGGCTGTCCACCGAGTGGCTCAACGGCTCGGCGGCCCTGATCGCGATCTACGACCGGGTGCTCACCGGCACCGAGATCAACTCCGTGTCGGCCGCGATCCGAAGCTACTGGGGGACGCCGTGACGACCCTCTACCTGCTCGACGGCGACCTGCTGGACTCGGCCACGCTCGACGGCCCGACGATCACCGCCCCCGCCACGCCTTTCGTCTTCGAGGTCGAGCTCGCCTACTGGCTTGCCGGCCAGCTCGGGGCCTCGGTCTATCCCAACCGGATTCCCCAGAAAAACCCGGCCTATCCCGCGCTGGTTTTCACGCTGGTCGACGCCGATTCCATCCTCGGTCTCGCCGGGCCGTTCAGGTTCTACTGGTCGCGCATTCAATTCGACAGCTACTCGGACGTCTATGCCGACGCCG